GATTTGCCCAATGCCTTGCGCCCACAAAGTGCCATCACAACACTTTTTGGAATATGTGTTTTTGTCCTTGCACAAACACGCCCGTGTTCCACCACCTTGCGGGGATGACCTTGATGGGGTTTTCCACCCATTCTGTGTGTTGTTCGGATTATTTGGGTTGTTCCAATTGCTCATTTTTTGAAAATTAAAAGGATTAAAAATAACAATGCTAACACCGATCCAATCGCCACACCAACTTTTTGTGGTACACTAATTCGTTCCCTATACTGAATCTGTGGTGGTAACTGAATTGTCTTGGTGTAACGGATGGTATCTGCCTTCACAATTGTTTGAACTCTTATCACATCATGATTACGATAAACAATCGTTTTAACGCCATCCTTTTCAATTGTGAGGGTATCAATCGTTTTTGTTGTAAAAGTGTCTGTAATGGTCACGGAATCACGCACAAACACAGTATCAATGCCATACACGCTTATCTGTGCCATGGCGGGGTTCTTTTTGATGGCTTGTTCTAAATGCCACTGCGCAGAACATCCCGTCAACAAAATGATAAGTGTTAATAATTTACCACCTTTGACAAACAAATCGCACTTCACCTTATTGATGGTTTTCAATTGCGTCATGTAGGTGGTCAATTTCTTGACCTTTTCATCCTGTGGCGTGTATGTCTTTTTTACAGATTCCATGAAACATAGTTAGACGGATTTGTATTTGGGTATTCACCCGCTTGTTGGTCCTCGGTGTACTGTGAAAATAATTGTGGGTAGTAACTCAAATAATCCACAACCCTACGGCGATAAGTTTCCGCGATGTTTCTTTGGCGTTGTACCAATGTATCAATCTCACTTTTATCGGGTAGGGTGGTATTCTCGGGTGAGTTCCTCAAAATACCCGCATTGCTCACCTCATAGCCATGAAACAACAACAAATCAGCCATGGCGTAATGAATCAACATCGGTTGAACATAGTGTGAAACCAAAGTTTGGTAATTGCCCGTTAAAGTTCCGTTTTCAACCTGGGTTAAAATGTACCGATACAATTTCGTTCCCAAAAGTTCTTGAACTTGTATGTCTTGACTGATTTTAACAAAGGGATAGATTTTGTCTACATCCACATTACCACCTAACTGGGTGTATTTGAATATCAATTCTTTGTCTACGAGTAATATGTCATCGTTTGCGTACATCTTATTTGTTCTTTAATGATCCTTTGTTTGGCATATCAATGGGGCGTGTCTTGGCGGTATTCCACCCACTTGGTGAGAATGGCACACCCGCGTTGTCTGCGCTTTTGTTTGATACTTCGTTGTAATTATCCAAATCCCTACTTTCGCCAACCTCGTTTGGTTGTTTAGGTAAAAACTTTCCTTTGACTTGTTTGCGCCTAAATGTCAATCGTTCCCATCTGTGGTGGCAATTTACACCGCCTTTGTACTTCCAAATTGAATAGGAACTTTGACCGCTTGGGGCGAATTGCCCGTTCACACCCGCATCACCCATTTGAATGATATCTTCCCTACGGAATATCACTCCGCTTTTGGCTTCTTGAACCATTGTAGAGCAAAACTCCCTTGATTTGTTGGATACGAAATCAGGACCATAACGGTATCGGATTTTGTAAACCCCTTTATCGTCATCACTTTTTTTATTGGGGTTGTCATACGCCAAGTTAAATTTCATTTCTTCATCCGCGTCTTCAACTTCACGCACATCAATAAGTTCCCATTCCTCATCGTTGTTTATCTCGCCTTTATCCTTCAAATGTTCTATCCATGACTTTTCATCTGCGATGGTCATGTCCTTGGATAAATCAATTTCCTTTAATTTACTTTCTGCCCAACGGATTCCCGCATCACCACCCCATGCATCCCACATCAACCCACCACATCCTTCGGAATAGGGTACATCTTTGTTTTGTTGGTGACGGCGAAACGCTGCCATCCTTGCGATGGTTTCACGGCTTATGGGTTCACCATTTGCCAACTGATTTGCACGGGCTTTGCCTACTGGCGTTCCACATTCACCCCATCCGTTCTTTTCTGCCCATTCTAACGCCTTTTTAGCGTTACTCCTTGCACCTTCTGGATAGTCCGTGTACGAATCCGCTAAATCAATCTTTTTTTTTTGACTTGCCAAGGATACACCCGTTTCTTCTTCACGGGTTTCATCATCAATGACATTGCCACTTAAATCAGTAAATTCCAAAGGTTGTAAGGTCTTGAAATAAAGATTCAAATTGTAACCGTTAAAATTCAACACCTTGGTAACTGCATCAATTATCAATCGTTGGAAAGGTCGTACAACAACATTGTCAAAAAGGATAGATGCGGTTTTCATTTCATCGGCATTATTCCCGAATCCCGTGTTATCCTTAATACCCAAAAGCATCGGTGAAACAACGCGGTGGGCAACCATGATTTTTTGCATGGCTTCACCACTCAAAAATTGGTATTGGTTGTGTGCATCACTCAATTGAACTGGTGTGATATCCGCTTTCGAATCCGCACCATCGTTCCATGAAATGATAAATCTTCCCGCGTTGGATGAACCGCCAAACTTTTGTTTGATTTGGGCTTCCACGGTGTCTTTCACCTCGGCGGGTGGTTGCCCGTTATTGAAGTTAATCAACATTGATGGTGCCAAACCATTCATGATGTTATTGATGTGGAAATTGGAAATTTCCGCTTCCAAGTTGGCATATTGCGTACCTCCTTGGTAATCCACGGGTGCGAAGTAAAACGAACCCGTTGAATATGGTTTGATTGTCAATATACATTCGTTTGCATTTTGGTCGTAACCAAATGCCCTAAACTCAATTGGGTTATGGCCACGCTTCAAATTTGCCCAATCTGGGCAATAATAATACTTTTCAATTTCACCCTTTTCGTTGCACTTTGCGGGGCGAAGGGTTTGTTGTGGGAAGTGTTTGGCTTGTACATACTTTTTACGATCCTTTGACTTCACCAATTGGAACGATGCTTGGCCTAACATTTTCAAATCCATGGCAATGGCACGGATACAATCGTTGGAAAACATCTTTTTGAATTCAATGTATCCCGCCAAATCCCGTGATGCCTTTGTTACTTCCAACCCTTTACCAAAGATTTGGTCAACTGTGCCTTTGATACACGCGTTGTTGGTTGGTGATGAATGGTACAAATCAATCAAATACTGATAATAGTTGTTATCATCGCCGTATTGCACCCAATCTTTGTTCTTTTGCTCAATGATGGATGGTGCGGTGTATGATTGAAGTTGTATAAATTCTAAACTCATAATGTTTTCCAATTAGGTGTACCAGGTGCCGTTGTTGTAAACTGCTTCCAAGTGTTGTAAATGTTTGTTGTTCCCGTAATCCAATATCCCAATACCTCCCACATCAACACATTGCCGTTGTAAACCCTAAACAACAATTCATCGGTGTTCTTTGCCACCGCATTGATTGATGTCAATGTAGGCAACGCCATGGTGATGAATGAATAGGACTTTACACACGCCGTGGTCACTTGTACCATTGTTTTGGTGGGTTTGTGCCACACCTCAATTTTTGCAGTCGCTACACCCTCAAAATCCACAAATGGTGTGAATGTGATGTTGGTGGATGTTCCGTTGATGTGCATACCTACAAAACGCCATTAATCGTTTTTGTTACAAATGAAAAACCCCCACCAATCGGTGAGGGCTTACATAACTATAAATCCAATCTAAATTAAGCCGCTAATACGGGGGTTACTACACTTGACATTTCAGCATAGTTATCGGCATCAACTGCACTTGGTGGGTTTGGTTCACTTGACATGAAAGTCAAAGTGTTCAAACGAGCATCACCCATTTGTACGCCCCATGCACTTGATCCACCATTGGCATCACAACCAAGGGTTTCACCAATCAACCAGAATTGGTCGTTTCTATCCCATACGATGATTTGCCATCTACCTTGTGTCAATACCTTCAAAGTATCCATGTCGGCATCGCCCGTTACGGGTGTTTTACCGCTTGGTTTGAATGACAAAGTAAAGGTGGTTTCGTATGCTGATGTTCCGTTATCACGCGAAGCAATCACGGCGGTTTCCAAAGTTGACAAACCCTTCAATTCCCAAAATGGGGCTGAAATTGGGGTGGTGGTTGCACCATTGTCAATCAATGTAACCAAACCCGTTCCACTCTTTGTAACGCGGTTTGCAAATTCAAATGGTACGAAAAACGCACCTTTCAAACCACCAACGAATTGTTTACATGGTTCGTATCTTCCTAATAATGTTCCACAACTTGGCATTTTCTTATATATTATTTGGTTAAAAAAAAGGGGTGGGTGTTAGGCCCACCCCGTTATTTTATGTTTTACCTCAAATTAGGTTACATTAATTACAACTTGTTGGGTTGGGTTGGTAGCAATGATACCACCTGTGAAACGCATGATTACACGAACATTCTGTGAACCATCGATATCGCTCATGTCGATAACCTTCACTTCGTTGTAGTCGCTCAACAAACCAGTTCCAAAGTGCAAATCGCTCTTCATACCCAATACACAATCGTAGTCGTTAAGACCAGGACACATGGTAACGGGGATACCTTGGAAGTTCATTGGCTTCTCACCAACATAGAATTGGAAGTTGTAGTTACCAGCAGACAACGCGGCTTGGTATGCTTTCATTGTGGCGGGACCAACATAGTATTGGTAACCTTCTTTGCCGTACAATGCAGCGGGTGAGTAATCCAATGCTTCTTGCAAACGAGCAACAACATTCGATCCACTTGTTGCACCACTGAATGGGCGTACAATTGCAGAGTTATCAATCAAATAACCTACCATACCATCTTGACCAGCAACGATTGCGGAATCATACCAAAGGTTAGATTTCCAAATACCCAATTCGTTTGCCTGGGCTACTTCGGCAGCGGTTTGTGCCAACATGAATTCTTCAAAAGTTGCGGGAAGTTTCTCAAATGCGCTGAAACCCGCTTGTGCTGATTCCCATGTGGTACGCAATTGGTTTTTGCACAACTGCAAATTCACTTGCTTTTCGGTGGTGGTCAACACATATTCGCCCAATGTTACTGAACTTGAATCTGTGAAATCACAAGTTGCATCGGCGATGCTGATTGAATCTTGGTAGTTACGGATAACTTCTTTGAAAGCCACATTGGGGTGCAATGTGATAAGTTCTTTTGCCAAGGTTTCGCCTGACAACAGAGCAGCCGCAATGTATTTGTTACCAAATAAACCCGCGTAGGTGTTTGGCGATACTGTTGGGCCACTCAAATGGGTTTTGATAAGATTATTTTTCATTTTTTGTGGTTAGTTGAATAGTTGATTAAATACACGATCCTTCAAAGTTTCTTCACGCTTGGCACCCAATTTGAAAATCAAATTAGATTCTTTGGTGTTGGCTTCGGGATTGAATGGTGTGTGTGGGGCGGGTTCGGTGGCCAATTTTTCCAATAGTTCCTCGTTTTGTGCTGACAATGCAACCTTTTCGGCTTCCAATGCACTC